ATGGCAGACTGACCGTTAGGTAGTTCGACTAGTGGCACTGTTTCCCCTTACTTCTCTTAGTACGAGGCAGACTGGGCGTTAATGAACGTGGTCTGGATGGGCGAGTAGCCGGTCGCAGCGTCGGTGTTGTTTGCCGAGGCGGTGAACTCGATTTCGAGCTCGGTGAACTCCTTGCCACGGGTGCGCTTGATGCTGTGAATCTGCGCCGCGCTCATGGTGAAGTTCGCCGAGTGCTGGGTTCCGCTCGTCGCGTCGTTGGGGTCGGTCAGCGTGATGCTGATGGCCTCGGGGCTACGGGTCAGACCGTAGGCGCTAGAGCCGGTCGAGAACACGTCAGCCGTGGAGTTGACGACCATCGTGAACTTGCCGGTCACTTCGATAGGGCCGGCGAACAGGTTGTAGGGAGCCTGCGTACCGAGCGTGAAGATGGGCTGGGTCTTGCGGTTGATGGTCAGTTCGCCGGTGGTGATGTTCGTGTAGCTCGTGCCACCGATGGTGATGGCGGTATCCCAGGCAGGGATGAGGTGCTCGGCGGAGAGGCTCTGCGTAGCAAACACGGTCGGGGCTGAGGTGTAGGACGTGTACGGGTTGCCCAAGTACTTGACCGTCGCTTCGGCAGCGGCTTCGGCTCCGAAGGTCAGGGCGAGGCTGTCAGCCTGTGCGCCCGTGACGGTGAAGTAGTTAGCACCGTCGAAGTCGAGGATGGAGTAGGTCGGGGGCTGTGAGCCGGTCGAGGGGGTGTTGAGCACCTTAATCTTGTGCGTGTAGGGGCCGGCTCCGGTCACGGTGTCCGTAGATCCGAGGATGGAGCGCACCAGCGTCGGGAAGGTGTCGGCGTAGAGGTACGACTTGAACTCAAAGTCATCGTGACGTACGCCCTGCACTTGGTCATAGACCGTCGTGGGCGAGCCGCGCAAGGCTTCGTCGCGCAGGAACATCTGGTTCGGGGTGATTTGCGGCGAGGAGACTGGAATCCAGTAGACCGTGCCGGTCGTGGGTAGCGTTCCCTCGGTGGTCTCGATGACCATGCCGAGGTAACTATTGGCTGTGAGAAATGGGCCTGCCATGATGGTTCCTTAGTTGCTAGGGGTTGGGTCGGTCGGGGTGACTTCGGGCGCTACAGGGGCTTCTGGGGCGCTCTGTGGGGCTTCTGCCGGTGCTGGTGCTACAGGAGCAGAGGCTACTGCCGTCCAGCGTCCATCGCCAGGGTCGGCGGCGAGGGCGTAGGACTGTCCAGGCTGAACGACGAGGACGTTGCCGTCTGCGTCGAGCAGGTTGGGGTAGATGCGCTCTTGGCTGTCAGTGAAGGTGAACATGGGGCTCCTTACGAGATGTACGAGTTCGAGGCGGTGATTTCGATGACCGACACGCGCACGGTGGAGACCACCTGCGTCACCTGTGCAGATCCGTTGATTTGCTTGGGGTAGTAGACGACTACGTCGATGTCATCGCCGCCGCTTGTGGAGCCTTCGCCCCACTGGAAGATGGGCCCGTTGCCGCCGCAGTTCTTCGAGGCGCGGATGGCGTTGGTGAAACTGTCGATGAAGGCCTCAGCGTCTGCGCCAGCGTCCTCGGTCTTGCGCTTGGTCGAGCGAAAGATGCAGGTGAAGACCACCTCGTAGGTGATTTCCTTGCCGCCACCCGTTGCGCCGGTGAGCTCGATGCGCTTCTCGCGCTGGCTCTCGATGTAGGGGTAGACGATAGCGCCGGACTGATGCCCAGGGTCTTCGTTGGCGTAGAACTCGCCCTCAGGCGTGAACTTGGCGGGGAAGGTCTTGACGCTTCCGAGGTGCGTGATGCCGGCGGCGTTGAGGTAGTTGACGAACTGGGTGCGTACTGTCTCGCGGCTCATTGGCGACCACTGATGACCTTGAAGGGCTCAAGCAGAACCTCACCTCGCAGTTCGTCCTCGTAGGAGGTTTCGCTACGGGCCGAGATAGCCGAGGGCTCGCCGATGTCGTTGATGACCAGACCGCCTTGTCCGCGCTCCTTGACCATCGCCACGATGAAGTGGATGACCGCCTGCTTGATAGCGGCAGGCATTGTGGAGACGTTCACGCCGGATCCGTGGGGGTACTGCGTCGGGCTGGCGAGGGTGATGGTCGTTGCGGTGACTGAGGCGACCGTGACTACCTCGTCGTTCATGCCATCCCAGATGGTGAAGGTCATGCCAGGGTAGAGGCCCAGCGTGTCCGTGACGTGCAGGGTGGTAGCGCCTGCTGCGGAGGTGGCGGTGGTGAAGGTGTTGAACCAGCCGTTGATGTAGGTGTATTGACACCACATATTTGACTGATACCCCCAGCGAGCGCCTGCGATGCCGAGCGAGCCGAAATAGAGGCCCAGCGTTGTAGGGGCGGTGAGGATGAACTGGTAGCGGTCGATGGCGACGTTGCTCGATGAGATGGTGATTTCCTGCAGGCCAGAGCCAGGGCCCCAGCCGACTTGGATGTCGATCACTTCGAGGACGGGGGTGTAGGAAGGCGTGAAGGTGATGTTGCCGTCACGGTTCGGGCGATACCATCCGTTCTCCGTGTTCGAGGTGGCGTTGAGCGTTCCGAGGGGGCCGTAGCAGAAGATGTCGGCCTTGCTTGATGCTCGCTTGATGAGGTCGGAGAGGGCGCGGTCTTGAGCTACTTGGCTGGCGTTCTCGATGAGGTTGGAGAAGTCAATAGCCGAGGCGGTGGGGCTGAACTTGACCTCGTTGAGCGAGACGTACGGCTCAACGATGCCCTCAGTCTGAAAGAACGGTGCAACGACCATTTAAGCCTCTTCTAAGTTTGAGCCGTCGCACTTGCCGCAGTGGTCACGGTAGAGCGAGTTAAAGCCGCAGTCGAGGCATCGGAAGCCTCGGGCGTTGCGGAAGTTCGTGCCGGCAATAGCGAAGTCGCCGGACTTGACTAGGGCGCGAGCGGTCTGCCCGTCCACATGGAACGTGCCGTCCTTCTGGCGAGGGATTACCGCGCCTTCGTTGACGGTGACTTCTTTGAGCGCGTTGTCGGATCCAACGAGGCGCATCTCTCTCCTTTGCGACTGGGAGGGGAGCAGGGCTAGGGGAAGGGGAGTGAAACCCTAGCCCTGCTCAACCCTCGGGGGCTAGACAACGACGGCGAACAGCCTGTCTCGATGCCTAGCGACTGCTGGCTTTATCAGCCGGTGATGCCGGTGATGATGCCCGACCACGCCGGAGCGCGGAAGGCCAACGTACCGAAGGTGTACGACGAGATGTCGTAGGTGAAGCCGAGCTGCGGCCACTCGATCAGCATCGAGTCGACCACGTTGTGCGCCTCGACCGTCTGGCTCACGCCGGAGTCGGGGAACGGCAACTGCTTCTGGTGGATGACCATCGTGCCGGCAGGGATGAAGCGGTGCGTCACGAGGTCGAGCATCGTGCCGGTGGCTTCGTTGGCAACACCCGTGACCATCGCGCCAATCGACACGCCGTCGCTACCGGTCTGGTAGTTGAAGCGGTACGAGGTCGAGGAGACTGCAGTGGACTGCAGGGCCTTCGACAAGGCGCGACGAACAGCGGCGCTGACGAAGATGACCTCAGGGTCAGCCATCGTCGAGTTGTAGAGGCTCACGAGAGCGTCCTGGATGAGACCAGCAGGCTCGGTCTGCGAACCGATGGTGTTGTTGAACTGCGCCTGGTAGCCACCCGACTGCGCCAACGTGCTGATGAAGCCGTCGTAGCCCGTGCCCGAGTTCGCACCAGCGGCGTACGTGTTGTACGAGCCGTCGGTGGAGGGGTAGGTTCCGGAGATAGCGGCGAAGCTCAGCGCCGTGGTGCCCGAGGCCAGCGAAGGCGTGGTGGCCTTGTAGGTCGTACCCGAGACAACGACGTAGATGTTCACAGCAACAGCGCTGTAGGGGATGGTTCCCGTGTAGGTCACCTTGACACCCTGACCAGCAGTTGCGTTCGTCACCGTACCGGCAGACACGCCAGCAGTCTCACCGTAAGCCGAGGAGAGCGTGACGTACACAGCCGACGACGAGGTGGCAGGGAGGCCCGTGCCGGTCGTGTCGTTAGCGGCGGTGAAGGTCAAGCCCGAGGTCGACAAAGCGGTCGAGACGGCGTTCATCATGTTGCGCTCTTCGGCGAGGAAGTGCGACCAGATGAGGGCGGTGTGGCTGAGCTGACGAAGGTCGGTGTAGCCCTGACCAGCGAACTCGGCCTGGAGGCTGACGGAGTCCGAGAGGCCCTGTTCCACGAACGACTTGACAATCTTGTCAGCGGCGTAGGTGATCTTCGACGGACGGTTCAGCGAGACACCACCGAAGGAGGTGCTAGCCGAGGTCGAGGAGAAGAACGAGGACAGGTTGGCGACACCACCGACACCGGCGTTCGAGACACCAGTGATGCGACGGAACTCAAGCGCCTGGCCCTGAGCCTTGATGCGAGCGATGCTGTTGCGAAGGTACAGTTCCTTCGGGATGAGCAACGACAGGACGGGGTCGAGGTTGTACGGTACGAGGCCCGAGACACCAGAGACCGTGTTGTTCAACGGGCTGGTGAGGGTCAAGTCCTTCTGCAGGTCGGCGAGACCGTCGAGCGAGGACTGCACAGCAGCCAACTGGTCGCCCGAGACAGCCTTCGTGATTTCGCCCTGCAGCTCAGCGATGCGCGATGCAGCCGAGGCAGTCTTGACGATGCCGGTGGTAGGTGAGAACGAAATTTCCCCGCGCTTGTGAGCGTTGAGGGTGTTCGCGTGGACGGTGCTAAGGGCTGACTTGTAAGCCTCAAAGCGCTTGACCTGCTCGTCCGGCGAAAGGCCGTCGAACATCTGGTCAAGGGAAGGAGCGGCGAGTGCCATGCTGTTTCCTTTGTTAGTGGTTGGTTAGTTCGCTTCCAGGGCCCGAGCGGTGTCGAGGTACTGGTTGCGGAGTGCAGGGTCGGTGATCTGTGCGGCGAGGGCGCGGTAGCGCTGCGCTTCTACCTCACGGGCCAACACTGCGGCTGACTTGCTGGTCTGTTCACGGGTGGCGCGGAGTGCCGGCCCCCCAGGTGCAGCCATTGACTTCACTTCGTCGAGCGCGGCCTTTAGGAGTTCAATCTCCTCTGTCGCCTTGCTCAATTCAGCCTTAGCCGTCATGACTTCTTCAAGGCCCAGCGCCTTGACGATTTCGGAGCGCAGTTCGTCCTTGACCTCGGGGGTCGCCGTTTCTGCGCTTGCGTTCTTGATGAGGTCGGCTGATACGCCGAGACCGATGTAGGCCATCGTGTCGCCTTCTTTCTCTTCATCCCATCCGGTGAATGGGGCTTCGGTTTCGTTCTCTGAGGCTTCGTCAGTCCACCAGCAGAGGAATAGTTCGAGGGTCGTGAGCAGTTCGCGCACGTCGCAGATTTCGTTCTCGTCGCCTGCGACCATCTCGTCGAGTTCAGCCTTGATGGTGGCGATGAGGCCGTTGCGGATCGCTGCGAGGTCAGCCGCGTCGTGCTTCATGTCGTCGGCCTTGACCAACTCAGCGTCTGCGCCCTTCCAGTTGTCAGGAATCAAGTCCTCACGGCCCAGCGCCTTCGCACGGGTCTTGATGTGGGCCTTCGCCTGGGCTGGGTCTTTGGCGCGTCCGATGCTCTGGATGGCGTTGCGCAAGTCTTTCACGCTCTTGATGGGGAAGCCACCGCCAGGGAGTGCCTGACCAGCCTCAGCCATGTCAGCGCGTTCTGCGTCGCTGTAGTCCTTCTTGGCGAGGTCGGGCTCTGCGTCCTTCATGTCGCGGTTGTCGAGCGCCACGGGGGTCGAGACGCGCTCGGGCTCAGCGAACTCGGAGCGGCCTTCGGGCTGGTGTCCAGTACCACCGCACACGTCGCAGTCAGTCTCTTGGGTGTTGCCCTCGACGTTGGTCTTCTTGCCAGTGCCGGAGCAGGCGCGGCAGCCGAAGGGCTCGTCGCGGTTGAGCACTTCATGGCGCACTCCTGGCTCCTCGGTCATGATTGCTTCGGCGTTGAGCTCGGGGCTCTCAGCCTTCTCGATGTCGGTCACGGCTGACCCTTTCACTAGTACGCCGTCTACTGACTTGGCGATTTCGATACTGCACGACGGGTTGGCTGGTCTGTCCACCAGGCTGAGTTCGACGACAGACCCCGAGCAGATTCTTCCGCCAGGCGCTTTGTTGTCCTTGATAACTCGTGCGTTTTTGATGCCGATGGAAAAGCCCGTGTAGATGCCTTCTTCGACCATCTTGGCGGCTTGCTCGTCCACGATTTTAGCCGTGACAACGAAGCCAGAGCCCGTCTGTTCCATTTCGGTAGCCTTACCGATGGCCTTGCTCTGGTGCATCTCTCGAATGTTGCCCAATGCGAACCAGTCTGGCAACGCAGACTTGAGCCACTCGGGGTCGCAGATTTGCTGGTCGAGGTCGAGGGTGTCGTCAGATGCCAGTCCCTTGACATACATGAACCCGTCGGGGCCACGCTTGGCGGTCAGGTTGCCGAGGTAGATGGACTTGATGGTGTCGGTCATGTTTCTCCGTTAATCCGTGACCGCTTCAACCGTACACATACAGTTCGGGTGGTCTGGGGGTGTTAGTTCCTCGTCAAACGAGTGAGGGTTGGCGCTCTCTAGGTCGAGGCACTCGGGGCAGGCGGTGTCGTAGGCGACCCAGTTCCATCCCGTCGCGCCGCTTGCTTGGTAGGTGTCGAGGGCGGCGACGTTGTAGGCGCGGTTCGCTTCGGTTGAGGCGATAATGTCTCCGCGCGTCGGGTTGTCCACTATCTGCCCGATGACCGTGCCGATGTCGTGGGCGCTCAGGTTATTCGCGATACCGTCGCGCAGAGCCGTCTGGATCCGTGCGAGCGTGGTGTCGTTTATGCCCTTGATGCGGATGCCGACTTGGTTGAGCATCTGCTGAACACGAGGCCCGAGCACTGCCTCAGCGCCGACGTCGGCACTAGCGGCCTGCGAGCCCTGCGAGACTGCGCCCTGGTAGATGAGGCGTAGGACTTGCTCGGGCTCAGCTGGGGCGACCTTGACGTTCGCTAGGACTGCTCCCTGCACTGCCGCTTGGACGAGCTCGGGGCTTGCGTCTTGGGGCACGTTGCGCAGGGCTTGGTCGATGGCAGCCGATACGCCGGAGACTGCGCCAGCGAGGGCGGCAGTCAGCGCCTTGCGGTGCTTCTCAGCCAGTCGCTTGATGGCAGGGTAGTTCGGCAGGTCTTCCTTAGCGGCCTTAGTAGTCAAACCTTTTGGGGTATCGCTTATCTGCGCTTTCAGCAGC